AGTGGTCAGTATCGACGCTCTTACTAGGCCAGCTTGTGCTAGCGCGACATCAAACATTAGCTGACCTGGCGCTATAGAATTTGCCGGGATCAACGAAGCATCACCAATCTGCGTGGCTGTACGCAGGTTATCGGCTGTGATGATAAACGCACTCGATAAGTCGGCATCGCTAAGCGATAAATTAAACAGCATGCCATCAGCAATTAAGGTGCCATTACTCGTGGTCGCCGACTCATCTATCAGCGTTACCACATCAACGCCATCAACAATAATCCGATCAGCGCCGACAAGGGTCGCGCTATCTATCGACAAAGACATCGCAAGCCCATCGATGATAATGTTTGTTGCTCTAGCTAGTTCAGCCTCGCTGCTTGCAACGACGACCCCAATAGCCGCTGCTATTATCCGCGTATTTGCGCTCGTGTTGACTGTGTCAATAGATGCTAACACGGAGATCGTCTCGGTTATGAGCGATCTAGCAGAGGTCGCTGATGCTTCATCAATCCCCGTGCCTGTGATTAGCGCATCAACTATAAGCGAGAGATTTTGTGTGATTTGCGATGAGTCAATGGTTGAGACAACATTCAAATCATTCGCTGTTGTTATATTTTCGGCCGTTATATTCGGCTCAGACATTAGCAATAAAGCATCCAGGTTATCTGGGGGCATTGCGCTGGCTGTTATAAACTCAGGCTCGGACATTACGGTCGTTGCTGCTACATCCTGTGTTTCAATTGTTGAGCTTACTGTGGTAACCGGCTCAGCGATTGATAGCAATGCCGCCATGTCCTCGCTTGCGATGGCGCTTGATGATGTGAGCGCAGGGCCAGGAATCTCTGATAATGTCGCAATACTGTCGATGGCAATCATTGAGCCAGCAATCAAAACAGGCTCTGTCATTGCTGTAATGACACTGCTAATGTCTAGTTGTGCTTCTTGTCCAAGCCCGAACTGAAACGCCCCTATGGTGCCAATCGCAGGACGAGCACGCCCTAATATGTCAGACAATTCAACGCGCGGGTCTGTTGGCGTCG